TCATTTGAACACAGCACCGAGTACATCATCATATACAAATTGGTACAATAGTAAAACAGGTAATAGTGGTACAATTAAAACTACAAGGTCTTATTTAACAGGACCTTTCAAGTGTACAGATTATGAAGCACATGTTGATATTACTTCACGTTGGCCATTGATAGGCATTGGTGGTAATAATAACAATACAATTTTTGGTACTGCTTGTCAGTTACCGGATGGGAGATGGATAGAAAAAGATGGCATACGAGGATAGATTAGAGATGATGAAAACTGAATTGTCAGAAAAACAAGAAGAGTTGGAATATACAACAAGTGATATTAAGACAGTTGCATTAGAAGAAGAAATCAAAGAATTAAAACATAGTATTAATATAGTAAGTAATTATGGATCCTAATATTAAAAAATATTTGTTTATATCATTCATATTCATATTGTTATTGTGTGCTACACAGGCAATTAGTGGTGAAAAGATATTGCATAGTAAAATTCAGACCATTGAACCTGAAAAAACAGATGGTCAATATTGCTTTGTTAAGGTTTTAATAAAACAAAATGGTGATGAAATTTACAAAGAAGAAGTACTTGAATGTGCTGACGGTAAAGCTGGTTTAGAAACTCCTGGTTATTGGGAGTTATTTGCAGAGTTCTATTATAGAGATGTCAATGTTCCTGAATATTGTCGTTATATTAGTAGACCAAGGCATGCTTTTTTTACTTACGGAAAAGCCTGTCTTTTAGTAAACGGTGAGTGGAGGATAGCAGAGTAAATGATTAGAAACGTTATAATCCTTATATTACTACTGGTGATTGTATATGATGTTACTGGACATGAGTTTTTACAGTATGTTCAAATTGGACTTGACAATTTACAAGAATTGGTGTATAGTATATCAGATAAAGGATAAATTATGAATAAGAGTGTGAAAATAATAAGTGCAGGTGCATTAGCATTAATGTTAGGCGCTTGTAGTAGTTCAACCTACAAGATCAAATCTGAAAATGGTAATGATCTAAACAAAGTACCGAAATGGTACATGGCAGATATTAATGAATCAAAAGCATGTGATTTAAAAATATTTGATACAAAAGATAATTCAAAAGAATGTATCTTTGGTGTGGCAACAAGTGTATCGCCAGACCTACAACTTGCCATTGAGAAAGCTAAGATGTTAGCTAAGTCTGAATTAGCAGATATTATCAAAGGCGAGATGAATAAACAATCTAAACAATTTATTACTGAGTTAGGTAAAACAGAAACTAAAACTGTGGTTACCGAAGTAGAATCAACTTTAGTAAATTTAATTAAAAATACTCCTGTGAGAGGTTATGAAATCTTTGAACAAGATGTAACTCTAACTAAGAATGGTTATTACAGAGCATGGGTAGGTTTAAGATTGCCTTTAGGTGAATTTAACAAAATGTACAACTACAATGTTGACCAGGCTGTTGACGCATATAACCTAAAAGAAAAAGCTAACAATGCATACAACGAATTGATGAATGATGAAGATAGTAATATTTAGTAAACCTAATTGTACGTATTGTACAAAAGCAAAAAGTATGTTGAAGAGTTTAGATTTATCATATGAAGAGAAAATGTTTGGTAAAGACTTTACAACACCAGAACAATTGTTTGAGGCAGTAGGTAAACAAGTAAGAACAATGCCTCAGATAAAGATTGATGATGTATTAGTTGGTGGTTATAATCAATTAGTAGAATACTTAACAGACAAAGGATTAACGAACTTCAAAGGTGAAATCAAAAGTGAGTAATGATAACATTATTTTATTTCCACCTGATCGTATTAAGAATCCAGAGTCAACAGGTAAAACAGACAATGATCTATTTAAAAAACGTGTTGAAAAGCAACAAACAAAAGCTTTTATCGAGGATAGTGTTGACCAAATATCATTGGACCTTATTAAAAAGTTTGTTGATATGGCGTGTAAAACACAACAAGAAAGTTTTACAAAGGACTTTAGTTTGTTAGTTGATATGATGAGAGGTCTATTAAGTAGAGATTTTGGTTTAAATCATCCTGCTCAAAGATTGGCAGATAAGATGGTTGTATTAGATCAGAATAGTAGAGGGCAAACAATTGCTAGATTAGACTACTCAAAAGTTTTAGAATTTAAATCTAAACACCTAAAGAAACCTCTAAGCAAAGAGGTATCTGAGGAATTAGATGATCTAAGTAAAGGTTCAAATATATTTGAACCAGATGTGGACTTAGATGAATAAGAGATTGCATAAGGCACTTTGCAATAAAGTAATTGGTAATACGGCCGCCAAATACTTTTTAATTGATGGTCGTAATTTTATAAAGGAGATATATGTTTAAATCATTATCAAACATCTTAAAAAAAGATGAATTAATTTCTGTTAAAGTAGTAAAAAAAACAGAAACAAGAGGTAGAAAAAAACTATCTAAAAGAGCTAAAGTAATTAATATGTTAGCTTCAGGTGAATCAGTATCATGGAAGACTTTGAGAAATAAGTTTGACTTGGTATCTCCAAGAGCTCTTATCGACACATTAAGAGCCGAAGGCAATATGATTTATGTAAATAAATCAGCGCAAGGTACATCTTACAGAATGGGTCAGCCTACAAAAGCAATCGTAGCAGCTGGTATCAAAGCTCTGTATGGTACAGATTACGCATACAATAACGCCTAATTAAAATTTGGGGGCGAGTTAATCTTCGCCCCCTTTTTATTATAAATAGGTAAGTAAATCTATTAATAGAGGATATAAGTTATGAAATACTATAAATTAGAACCAGCGTCTAGCGACAAAAAGATTATCGTAGAAGAAAAATATGTACAATATGATAGTCAAGGTAATGAAGTGATAATAATTACGTTGAAAGAAATACATAATACAGGTAATGTAGTTGTCAAGTTTGATGACGGTGATAGTATTGATAGCTATAACGTGGATAGTAATTCTGAGGATGGTAACTATTCAGTTGCAACCACAGATGAACACTACCATTCACATGCAGGCACAGGTTTAGACAGTTCAGAAATCACAGGTAATGGTGTTGACCAAACACAATTAGAGAATGATTTTGCAGCTAAAGGTAAATCTCATATAGTTTCAACGTACGGTAATCCGGTAATGTCAGTATTTAAAATTTCTGGTGACAGAACACCTACTGATGTTTCTAGTGATTATTAATTTATACAATGACCGAGTTTAGGCAAGGTGGCTAGACCACCTTGTCACAAAAAATGATTAAAGAACCTATTGATAATTTTCTAACAGACGTAGAAATAGAAAAACAAGTATTTGAATTTCTAACAGGCTCTGAGTTCCCTTACTACTATCAACCACATTTAGCTTACGAAGGTGCAGGCTTACCTAATGAGTTCTTTTTTCAACACAGATTGTTTGACGAAAAACCATTATCAAATTACTTTGATTTTTTTGACCAACACATATTTCAAAAATTAAATTACAAAACTTTATACAGAGCTAAGGTAAACTTAACCACATTTACACCAGAACCAGTTATAAGTGAGTGGCATATAGATGATGTAAATAGAGATCACAAGGTTGCAATCTTTTATGTCAATGATAATAATGGTTATACTGAGATATTTGATGGTGAAAAGAATTACAATATAGCTTCAAAAAGAAATAGATTAATAAAATTTGATGGCAACTTTGAACATAGATCAGTTGGTCATACAGATGAAAAAGCAAGAGTGGTAATTAATATAAATTATGAGTAATCATTTAAGAAACATAAGAGCATTATTAGAGAACGCAAAAACATTTAATGTCAGCCGTAAGGTTGATTCATATGAATTTGAGTCATTAGAAAAAATGATACTAGATGACCAAATTAGATATAGTGAAGTAATAGAATTATTTACTGATACAGAATATAGAAATTGGTTTTATAATAGAAACTTTGCTGATGAAAAAGAAATAGAAATAACAAGGTTTTCGGAGATATGATTTTAGTTGATTTAAACCAAGTATTGATTTCAAATTTAATGGCACAGACCAGAGGTGAAGTTACAGCTGATGTAGAAATGATACGTCACATGGTAATGAACTCACTAAGAAACTATAATAAGATGTTTAAAAAGGAATATGGTGCAATGGTACTATGTTCAGACGCCTCTGATCCTTGGAGAAGACAAGTATTTCCATTATACAAATATAGTCGTAGAAAAGGAAGAGAAGATGACCAAAGAGATTGGTCAGAAATATTTAACATCTTACATTCTATAAAGCAAGAACTTAAAGATAACTTTCCTTATGTAGTATTAACATTAGATAATACTGAGGCAGATGATATAATTGCCGTTATGGTAAAAGAAGCTAAAGAAAAGGTAATGATTATCTCTGGTGATAAAGACTTTATACAATTACAAAAATATACACATGTAAAACAGTATGCACCTATACAAAAGAAAATGGTAGGTGAAGACATTGATCCTGTGGTATTTTTAAGAGAACAAATTATCAAAGGTGATAGATCAGATGGTATACCAAATATACTAAGTGAAGATGATATATTTACAACTGATAAGAAACAGGCACCGATAACTAAGAAAAGATTATTAGAGTGGTCAAATATAGACAATATACCACTTGGTTCAGAAACTAAAAAGTATTATGAACGTAATAAGCAATTGATTGATTTGGACGAGATTCCAGATCGTATATATAATAATATACTTAATGAGTATAAATCTTATAAAGTAAATGACAGGTCGCAACTGTTAACATACTTTATAGAAAATAAACTAAAAGTGATGATTGAAAATATATCAGACTTTTGAACATAGCTATGGAGATATAAAAATGGCAGAAAGAAACCCTAACTTAATGGACCCTAAAGCAATGACTCGTGTACAATCTACAAGAGGTACATACAAACCATTGATTTCGGAAGTATTAACAAAGGTTAATAACGCCAAAGATAAACCTAAAAAGATCAAAGTATTACAAGAGAATGATACACCAGGTCTTAGATTGGTTTTGAAAGGTGCATTTGACCCTAAAATAGAGTGGGCAATGCCAAATGGAGTACCGCCTTTTATGGCAAACGAAGCTCCTATTGGTACTGAACATTCACTTTTGGAAAATGAAAGTAAGAAGTTATGGCATTTTATTAAAGGTGCAGATAACCGAACTAACAAAACCCAAAAAGAAAATATGTTTATTCAAATACTAGAAGCTTTACATAAAGATGAAGCAGATGTATTAATAAACACCAAAGACAAGAAACTTAACAAAGTTTACAAAGGTTTAAGCGAATCGGTAGTGAGAACTGCCTTCAATTGGGACGAGAATTTCGTCAAATTAGACGCAAAATAACCATTTTAGAGGGGGTGCGACATACTGTACCCCCTTTAAACCATTGATTTTACATACTTTTTTCTTAAAATTAGCTGTTGACTCTAGTAGGATAATGTGTTATCCTAAATAGTAATTAACAAAGAAAGGTATATTATATTATGAAAAAGTTTATTGGATTTATTATTGTTTTAAATGCATTACTATTGTTTGGTTTCACAAACATGGTAAGTGCAAACGATAAAGTAGAAGCTACAATCGCTTCTATTATACAATCAAAGATAAACGGATTGAACGTTGACGAAACTGCCGTAATGGAAGCTGAGTTAGAATATTTAGCTCATAAGTTTGCGATAGAAAGTATCAACATCTTTCAACAATATTTGCCAGCTATTTTAGATGGTATTTCAGCTGACCTAAGACTAAAGGCTGATAAAGAATTTAAATGTGCTCTACTCAAAGGTACACAGATAGAGGACGATTGTGAATAGTTTAACAGAATTTTTTATAATAGGAGATTTAAAAAGAAGATATGTTAAGAGAAACACGAAAAAGTCAGGTTAAAAAAATATTGAAAAGTGAACTTACATCTAATAGAATGTATAAGACCACTTATACTGATATTAAAATGTATTTTAACATGATTAATGAAATTGTGTTTAAAGGTAACTTATCACCGTTTAATGAAATTGTTATTAAACAGATTAGAGATCCAAAAAGATATTGCTACGGTCAAGTAGAAATCTTAGAGTGGAAAAGAAAAGGTACAAGAGTTTATAGATTGCAAATGCAACCAAAGTACCGTAATAAAAAAGAATTTGTGGACACACTAGGACACGAAATGGTGCACCTATACCAAATGGCCAATATAGGTGACACAGGCAACCATAATAAACTGTTTTACAGTTTTAGGCCAAAACTTAACGCTATAGGGTTAGACCTATAACTTATATCATAAAGGAGAGTGAATGTCAAAGCGTAAATCAAAAGAACTGGACCATTATCTAAAACATATTATAGATAAAGTACCAGAAAAAATACAAAACTTTATCAACTCAGATGACAAGAAAATTACCTATTATACTGGTAATTGGGCAAAAGATGTAGCTGATAATTACACCGAAAAACAATCTGAAAAGATATTTAAAAAGATGTCAACGTTTTCAGATCAAGTTTTGTTTTTACAAAAAAGAAATAAAAACATAGACATAGGCACATGGTCGGAATATGGTGAGAATGAACCTCAATCGATTATTAGCTATGATTATATGTGTGTAAGAACAGGCTAATGAAAACAACCGAAGAACTAATACTATCTGGTTCAGTTATAACTCAAACTGGTTTCTTAGAAAACTTTAATGAGTTAGTTGAAAAGAAAGAAACCTATCACTATGACGAAACATATCAACCGTCTAGTGTCTATTATGGCAATAGGTTTCAATCACCACTACCTTGTTGGGAAACAGATTACTTAGTCAATTGTGATTCAGATATGAATGAGTCAATTAAAAGTCAAGTGCAAAGTTTATTTACAAAAGAAATTGTAGATTGGCATTGTAGAATTAGACTTACTATTACAGATGAATTAAAAAAATCTGTACATTTAAAACATGGTGGTTCAAACTCTATAGGTTCTGTTCACCATGACGCTTACGATTATGCAGGTGTTCTACCATTTGAACAATCATATACAGGTGGTACGGCATTTTATGAAAATAATTGGGACAAAGCACCCGATATAACTTATGGCTCGTGGCCTAATAGATTAGTCTTATATAAAGGCAAAAGAAATCATGCAGCTTGCCACGATTTTACTTATGAAAAAAGATATATGTTAATCATATTCTTTAATTTGAAAGGACAAAACTAATGAAAAAGACGATATACAACACTATAAAGAAATTAATATTATTTCTAATTTTAATTACAATAGTATCAGGAGGTTCATTTATCTATGGTACATTTAATCCTAATAGTATGATTAAGGCAGATATTACAAGAACTGTCGAAACTAAACATGCTCTATGGGCAAAAGATTTAGGTTTACATGAACCTGAAATGAAATACAGAAACAATGTGGAGTTTATTCATGCATTGAATAAGTGTGTTGATTTTTTAAACTTCCAAACACCACCTGAATTAAGAGTACCTTACTCAATGTTATCAGCACAAGCTGTATTAGAAAGTGGTTGGGGTACAAGTAGGTTTGCAAAAGAAGGCAATAATCTATTTGGTATTAGAACTTGGAACAAAGATAAAGGTATGTTACCTATTGGCATGTCGCCAGATACACCATGGCGTGTAAGATCATTTGATACAAAATGTGGTTCTGTAAAAGAATATATGTTATTGTTAAATTACCACGAGGCATATGCTGACTTTAGAGAATTAAGAACTAAGATGTTAAAAAATGGCGAACCATTAGATGGTAAGAAACTAATTAAAACGTTAAAGGCATTTTCTACTACTAAAGATTATTCAACTAGAGTTATAAACATGATGAATAAAATTGATGAAGTAACTTTAACAGAGGAATTTGATAGTGTAGATTTAGAATTAGAACTTAATTCTGAAATGGAAGTAATTGTAAAAGAAAAGCCTCCAATACCACTTAAAAAACCTAACTAAATATAACCATGTTTTTAATTCTATTAACATTTATCTCAGCTATTAGTATATCTGTTATAGCTGCAGGTTATTCAATCATTGGATTGGCAACACTATTTGCTGGTGCATTTGTACCTATTATTGCTATGGGTAGTGCGTTAGAAGTAGGTAAACTTGTAGCTGCCAGTTGGTTGTATAATAATTGGACAAATGAATTTGTACCAACATCATTACGTACATATTTGTTTTTTGCAGTTATTGTATTGATTTTTATTACTTCAATGGGTATCTTTGGTTTCTTATCAAAGGCACATTTAGATCAAGTAAAACCTACGTCAAGTAATAATATTAAAATAGAATTAATAGATAAACAAATATCTTCTCAACAAAGTATTATTGATAGATCACAAGACACATTAAATCTTTTAGATAGTGCGTTAGAAAAATATGTTGATATGGAGTATGTGACCAGAGGTCTAAAAGAACGTGAGAAACAAAAAGAAGAACGAGAAGTATTAAATAATGCAATAACCAATGCGATAAATGAAATTGCCAAATTATCTGAAAGTAAAGGTACTTTACAATTAGAACAAGATAAGATAGAGGCAGAGGTTGGTCCTATCAAATACATTGCAGAATTAATATATGGTGACGAGGCAGAGGATTATTTTGACGAGGCAGTACGTTGGGTTATTATAGTATTAATATTTGTATTTGACCCTTTAGCAGTATTGTTATTGATAGCTGCCAATATATCTTTACGTACAAGAAACCATGCAGTAAATAAAAAGAAAAATGAAAAGAAGATAGACTACGAAAAAGAGATACAACGAGAAAAAGACAAGTTAGCAAAAATGAGAAAGAAACAAAGACAATATACAAAGTTTGCTAAAAAACTAGGTGTAAACCGAGTATCTGATCTTAAAAAGAACGAAATTAAATTAAAAGTTGACCAAATATTAAATATGAACAAATAGGTATATTATGATTAATGATATTATGATTGTAGGTGGTGGTAGTGCAGGTTGGATGACAGCGTGTACACTTATCAAAAAGTTTCCAAACAAAAACATTACATTACTAGAAAGTCCTAACATTGCAACAGTTGGTGTTGGTGAATCTACTATTGGTGGTATTAAGAACTGGACTAAATTCTTAGGTATAGATGATAAAGAATTTTTATCTCATACAGACGGTTCGTATAAGTTATCAATTAAGTTTACAGACTTCTATAAAAAAGGTGAGGCATTTCACTACCCATTTGGCGAACCTAATATAGACGGTAACTTTACTAAAATGAATGATTGGTGGTCAAAAAAGTTTTACTATCCAAATACACCTAATTCAGATTATGCAGATTGTATTTACCCTCAAATGGCATTGGTAAATCAAAACAAAATTACTTACAATAAAGATAATAAAATACCATTTGATTTTAATAGACATACAGCTTATCATTTTGACGCCACAAAGTTTGCTTTATGGTTAAGAGATAACTATGCTATACCACGTGGTGTAAAACATATCAAAGAAGATGTAAAATCAGTTGAACATAATGAAGATGGTATAGAAACAATTAATAAACAATATAAAGCAGACTTGTTTATAGATTGTACAGGTTTTAAATCTCTATTATTAGGTAAAGAGATGAAAGAACCTTTTGAAAGTTACAATGATCTATTACCAAACGATAGTGCATGGGCAACAAGAGTACCTTATAAAAATAAAAGAGAACAACTTGTTTCATATACAAACTGTACAGCTATAGAAAATGGTTGGGTGTGGAATATACCGAGTTGGGAAAGAATTGGTACAGGTTATGTTTACTCATCTAAATTTGTAGATGATGGTACAGCATTAAATGAATTAAAGGTGCACCTAAAATCACAAGGGCATGACATATCAAATAGTGAATTTAAAAATATAAAAATGCGAGTAGGTATTACAAAGAGATTATGGGTTAAGAATGTCGCAGCTATTGGATTATCGGCAGGTTTTATTGAACCATTGGAAAGTAATGGTCTTTATACTGTACATGAATTTTTATGGTATCTATTAAGAGCATTAGAAAGAGGCGACCCTAATCAACATGATAAAGATAACTTTACTCATCAATGTAAAGTTGCATACAAAGGTTTTGCTCATTTTGTTGCCTTTCATTATGCATTATCACAAAGAAAAGATACACCATATTGGAAAGAAAACTTTAATAAAACATGGTCAGATCATATTACAGAATTAAAAGGTGATTTTGTAAACGACTTTTTATCAATGGCTCAAAAGAAAAATGTAGAGTATCATTGGCCACATGAGGGCGGTACAGGTTTTCATTCTATAGCTGCAGGTTTTAATTACCCACCTACTGATTTAACCACATTATGTTACCTTACACAAAAGACGGAAGGGCAAATTATGGACGAATACATGCCACATTGGGACCATTTACAAGAAAAAAAAGAAATGTGGTCAAATGCAGTTAAAAATGAACAGAATTTACTTGACTTTTTAGAAGAGAACATATATAGAACAAAAAAATAAAGCTTGACAAATGCTACTGGACGTGATATTATAAGACTATGATTACATTAAATGATATAGAAAGAGTTACTTCCTCTCAAGCGTCAATTGAGAGATTAATTAAAAATGCAAAAACGGCTTGTCAAAACTCCGTAACTGATTGGGCAAAAAACTATTGGTTCGGTGTATGGAAAACGTTATGCCATAAATACAATAGACAAGATTTATATAATAAGGACTTACACTAATGAATGTATTTTACGTAGATAAACATCCAGTTAAAGCTGCAGAACAAATGATTGACAAACATGTTGTCAAAATGATTTTAGAATCGGCACAATTACTATGCACATGTCATAGAGTTATGGACGGTACTGAATACTATGGCAAGACAGCCAATGGTAGAAAGATCAAAAGGTGGACACACCCTAATCCAAATTTAGAACCATTACTATACAAAGCAGGTTGGGTAAAACATCCTAGTACAATATGGTTATTTGAATCTGCTTATAACTATATGTGGTTATACAAACATATGATGGCTTTGAATGAAGAATATAAAAAAAGATATAATCATACAAAGAATCATGTAACGATTGATAAACTTGGTGAAGTTTTAAAACAACCACCAAAAAATGCTAAATATAATGTGATTGCAACAGAACCAAAACCAGCAATGCCAGAATATTGTAAGATACCTGGTGACGCAGTTGCTAGTTATAGAAAGTATTATATTAATGAGAAACGAAGATTTGCAACCTGGAAAAGCCCAGCTGTAATGCCAGATTGGTACAAAGAAGGAGTAAACAATGGCTGATTTAAGACAAGAAACAATAGAAGGACTAAAATCACACGCTAAAGGTCACATTGATAAACATAAAGTCAATGTAGAAGTGCTAATGCAAAAAGCAGTAGGTATTGGCGAGCATGGCGATATACTTACCGAAATAGAAAAAGAATTAAAGGTTATTGCTGAGTATGATGACCAATTGGAGATGTTAAATAAATATTTCAAAGATTAATGAGAGAGTTTATTTACGATAGTTATAATGGCATTATGGGTTGGAATAAAAACCCTTTACGTCATATTAGAGATTTCAATACACGACATTTAGTTACACAAGTATTATGTTGGATGTGGTGTATAGTTTTTTCAGCATTAGTTGGTAGTTGGACAGTATTTGGTTATACTGCCATTGCTCATCTAATATTTGTCGCAGCTGTTTTTATAACTGTTGCAACATTTGAAACAGCAAAAAGAAATCCAAGTGCTTTTAAATTTATAAAAGGTTATCATAGTTATGGTAGAGCAAGAGATTATGTTATGTATAGAGATAAACATGGTATGCCTTTTAAAGTAAAATTAGATCCTAGAGATCCAGGTGGAGAACATGAATAAATTAAAATGGATAATATTAGATAATTTACCAGGTATTTTTATAATACTTGTATTTACTTTTGGTATGGTCTTGGCGTGGAATAATGTATGAATAAATTTATAGACCCTAAAAATCCACATACAGTAGGTAAAAGTTTATTAAACTTAGGCAATCACGTTTTGATTGCAGGTTTTATTGCTTGTATTGTATTTGTGGTATATGTGAGTTACTAATGCCAATATATACATTTGAAAACAAAAAGACAGGTAAAGTTTATGATGATATGATGACTATTTCAGAAATGGAAAGTTTTCTAAAAAAGAATAAACACATTAAACAAAAAATAACTACTATAAATATAGTTAGTGGTGTACAAGGCAGATCATTTAAAAGTGATGGTGGTTGGAAAGATAACCTATCACGTATTGCTGAAGCACATCCAAATAGTGCCCTAGCTCAACAACATGGTAAGAAAACTACCAAACAAATTAAGACAGAGCAAGTAATGGCAAAACATAGAAAAAGGAAAAAGTAATGGCAGATATACCAGATTATATGCGAGGGTTTGACCTTGATGATGATTGGGGTATGACGCCTGTATCATCAACACCAGAGTCAAAACCAAGTGTTGACCCTAAAGTAGTTGAAGACAGTAAATTAGAAATATCTAAGGTCAAAGCAGATGTTACAGACATTAAATCAATGATGAATGAGATTATGCAAATCGTAGCAGATAAAGAAACTGTAACGAAAACCGAAACAGATGAAGAAACACAGGCGAGATTTAAAGACATAGAAAAGATTGTATTGCCGTTTTTATATAATCTAACTAAGTCAGATGAACCTTACATACATTGGCCTAACAGAGGTCCAATTATTAAGGCACAAGTAGAAAAGATACTTAAACTAACAAGGGGGTAATATGTCCGTTAAAGTGGTACATAAAGACTTGAAAAAAGAAGTAAATCTATTAGAAGAACGAAGAAAAGTTGATCGTGGATTTATGGGTTGGTATAGGTTGAAAGAAGCTAAGAAGCTTAAATTAAGAGCAAAGGAAAAATTAAATGAAATTAAGTAATAATTTTAGTCTAAAAGAAATGACAGCCTCACAAACGGCTACCAGACATGGGATTAGCAATAATCCTAGTGAAGACCATATGAATAATTTAAAAGCATTATGTGAAAACGTATTGCAAAAAGTTAGAGAACATTATGGTAAAGTTGTTTCAATATCTAGTGGGTACAGATCACCCGAGTTGTGTGTTAAGATTGGCTCAAGTGTCAATTCACAGCATGCTAAAGGGGAGGCGGCTGACTTCGAACTGTTTGGAATTAGTAACGCTGAAGTTGTCAAGTGGATTTCTGAGAACCTAGAATTTGACCAAATGATTTTGGAGTTCCACAATATAGATGAACCTAACAGCGGTTGGATTCATTGTTCGTACAAGACGGAAGATAATAGAAAACAAATTCTAAGAGCTTACAAAGACGAGAACAAAAAAACTAAGTACGAAGCTTACGACCCTAAGTGAAAGTTGAAGCGAGAGAAAAATCGTACTGATAGTGATTCTCTTGCTAATCACATGTTAGATTATAGGTCTATATGAACTTAACAATAAATTATGAAAATGCAATCCACCCCGAATGTGGTAAAACATTTGAAGTTATTAACGATATAATAATCACACCATTTTACACCGAAGAGTTTTGTAATGATTTGGTTAAGATGTGTGATTATTATACAAACAAGTTTAGTGAGTCTATAACTTACACAAAACCTACAGGTAAAACCTCACCTTGGAATACTTTATTCTTTTCTTACATATCACCAATTCTATTTGAAGAATTTGCAAAACATTATAAACAACATCTTTGTCCGTTGATAGAAAAGAATTTTGCAGTAACAGGTATTTCAGGTTGGTTTTCACCTATGATTATAAAGTATTCACAAAAAGGACAAGATGTAGAATTACATAACGACACCTCTAAAATTACAATGAATGTAAAATTAAATAATGATTTTGAGGGTTGTGATTTAGAGTTTCCAAGACAAAATTGGAATAATAAAGACTTACCAGTAGGGTGGTCTTTCATGTGGCCTAGTCAGGTAACACATCCACATGTAGCAAAACCTTTAATAAGTGGTACTAAGTACTCTCTAGCTTCGTGGACGCACCCTATGACGTGGGATCCAGATCAAAATGGTGGTAGTATTCTTTACGACCACATATAAGACTTGACAATCTACTCTAATTATGGTATAATGAAGTATTAAATATAAAGGATTAGAATATGAGTTTTAAATTTGTAGATATAGATAAAAGTAAACTGCCTCAAACAAAAGGCAAAAATGTAGATGGTCATAGATTTTATTCTATTGACGGTCAAAACTTCCCTTCCGTAACGACAGTATTAGGTAGAACAAAAT